CAAAACTATCAGGAAATAATGCCACAGCCTTTAACACAAATAAAGAAAACCACGACTCTTACGCTGAATTAACAGTTGAATGGGAGTTTGTAACAGAGATGCGTGAATGGGGTGTAAAAGGCATATATGTATATATAACTAAAGTTATAGGCACTGTTGCTTTAGACTTTTGGGATCATGACAAAAAAGATGAGGTAATAAACATACATACAGATGATGTTGTATATAATAGTGAACAAGATGTTAAGTGGGCAATAGAACAAGAATTTGCAAGTAATTACGAGCTTGGAGATTGTATACAGCCACAATCTATTTGTGTAGACATAGAAAGTAGTATTATAACTGTTTATTTTTACTAATATGAGTTACGATAATTGGAAACTAAGTAACCCTATAGATGATGGTTTTTATACGGGTATGGTAAGCAGATGTTGTGGTGCTGAAATAGGCACTACTAACATAAGTAACTGTTGTTCTGCTAAAGTATATGATGATACAGATGTTTGTAAGCGGTGTAAAGAACACGCTGATTTAGATGATCAGTGTTGTTTAGAGTGTGGTGATTCATGTGAAACAATAGAAGATTATGAATACATAGCACTAGAGAAAGAAAGTAGAGAGGAGATGATGAGAGATGGTGATAAAGATGAATATTAACTAAAATTAAATTATGTCAAAAATTAAAAACATTGTAGATTTACAGCAAGAACATGAAGATGATGTTGCTAAATATTATTCGCAACTATATAAAGTTGCAGGGTATATGGGTATAGAAAAAATATGCCTAGAATTAATTAAAGCGAATACTAATTTTAATCCAAAAAAAGATGACAAAAGAAACTAAAAACGAAACATTAAAAAGATTGTTTATAGAAAACAACTTAGTAAAAGAAGATGTGTTTAAACACAAATTTTATACAATAATAACTAGAGCAGGTGTAGACAAGATTATGGCTGCAAACAATATAGAAATACAATATGATATTGTAAACCTTTCAGATGACCATACTCATTGTCTTATAAAAGCTCTAGGCAAGAAAGGAGATAAGATTATACAAACTTTTGGCGAGTGTACGCCTAAAAACAATAGTAACGCATATCCAGTTGCTATGGCAGAGAAGAGAGCAAAATCAAGAATTGTGCTTATGTTGGCAGGTTTTTATGAGCATGGTGTTTTTTCAGAAGAAGAGGCAGAGGACTTTGCAAAATCAAATCCAAATAAATGAATGAAAACGATTGGATAGATGAGGTTTTAGAAGATAAAGAGTGTGATTTATGGCAAATAGGCAAGATAGAACAACTCTTAATAACATCTGGAACAAACTATCTATATGATAATTTAAATTTTAATGAATTAACTTACAATGAAGCGGAGAGAATCATCCAGGACTTATGGGAGAACGATTGCCCTAAAGATCCTAGAGAACAATTTAAGCAAATGCAAAGAAGGGGCGTATTTAAATAATTGGCAAAAGATTAGAAGAGTAATTAGTATAAATAAAGAGTTTATACCAGATATTATTCCTTTAGGAACTAAAACATATATACCTATAAAACATTTTATAGATTTTTTAAATGTAGTTCCAGAAGAGTTTTGGTGTAAGACACCTACTTTTTATTACCATGTCGATAAAGTGTGTTGGGATGCTCTTGGCTTTCTTGGTGAAAAAATACATAAATCAACAGTAAGAACTAAATACTTACAATTATGTTTTTCTAAATTAGGGTTTGAAATATCTGATGTTTTAAATAATGAGGAGGATATGTTTACCCATTGTAAAAATAATAAAGAAAGATTTATTTCTGCATTAAAATATTTAGATGCAAATTTAGACGAGATAGAATTAAAACAAATATTAATAAAAGCAAAAAAATTAAGTGATGAAAGATACGTTATTACTGAGTAGTACAGAAGATAGTTTATTTAAAATAGTTTCTGTTTGTTCTGGTTTTAATTACAATCAATTAAGATCAACAATAAGAAAACAAGATTTAGTTGTGGCTAGAAGTATATTAGCCATGCTAATGCTTGAAGAGGACATAACTTGTAAAAGAGCAGGTGAGTGTATTAACAAAAATCATGCTACTGTTGTACATTATAAAAAAAATCATAAACATAGTATGGAGTATTATACGCCATACAGAGAACTATATTTAGCTTGTAAAGATGAATATTTAACATCTTATAGAGAGGCTAGAGTAGAACACATTGACTTGCAAATAAAAGATTTGCAAAGAACAATTAAGAAATTAAAAAAGAATTTTAAGAAAAACCCAATTACTAACTAAATTATTTAAAAATGGATAAACAAAAGCAATATGTTAATGGCATGATTATTAAAGAGAAAACCTTTGATAATGGTGGAACACAATTAAAAATGAGTATTAAAACATCTGATCTTATAGAGCAATTAAAACAACTTGATGATGAAGGCTGGGTTAATTTAATTGTAGCTAGAAGGCAAAATCCTAGCGAAACAGGTGTTAGTCATTATGTCTATGTAGACACTTGGAAACCAACTAAGAAAAAGAAAGCAGTTGAAGTAGGTTCTGAAGATGACTTGCCATTCTAAATTATAAATTAGGGGGGTAGCCATATTGGCAAAATAATAATATTAAATGTTTTTATGCCCCCCTTTTTTTTTAAAAAATATAAATGAAAAGTAAACCAAATTTTTATGCAATCCTACCAGCAGATGTTAGATATAGCGATAAAATAAACGCTATGGAAAAATTGTTATTTGCTGAAATAACAGCCTTATGTAACTATAAGGGCTACTGTTGGGCTAGTAATAAATACTTTGGTGATTTGTTTAAGAAACATCCTGGTAGTATTAGTCGTAATTTATCTAAATTATCTATGCAAAAGTTTATAAAGGTGCAGTTAGTTAAAGAGGGTAAACATACAGATAGTAGGCGTATATCATTAATACATAAACCACATGAAAGAGTTTATAGCTACCCTAAACAAAAATGTGAAGAACCCCTTAACAAAAATGTTAAACATAATAATAAAAAAGAAAAAGAAGAATTGTTTAATGAGTTTTGGGATGCCTATAACTTTAAGAAAAGCAGAAAGTTATGTTATGCTAAATTTATGAGCTTAAGCCTTAAGGTTTGTAAAAAATGTGTATATGCAGCTAAAGAATATTCTGCATCAATAACAGATATAAAATTTAAGAAACATCCAAGCACTTGGTTAAATCAAGGATGTTGGGATGATGAGATTACAAATAAAAATCAACAAGGCTTTACAGGTGGTGGCTTTGAAAACATGGTATTTTAATATGAAAATTATAGAACTATATCCTAAAGAAGTTATAACAGTTAAAGATGATGAGTGTTTAAATTGTTTTTGTTATATAGATAAATCTGAAGTATTTTGTAGTGAAGATTGTGAATTAGAATATGATGAAAATGACATTTAATGATTATGGCATACAGGTAAAAAAACCTAATGGACAGATAAAAACTAAATGTCCTAAATGCTCACATGATAGAAAAAAGAAGTCTGATCCTTGTCTTTCTGTAAACATAGATGAGGGTATATGGAATTGCCATAATTGTGGATGGAATGGCACACTAAAAAAACAAAACAACTATATGCAAGAGGTAACATATAAATTGCCTGAAGTCAAATCTGCTAGTGAATATACTGAAAAATTTATAGCTTGGTTTGAACAACGAGGTATATCAAAAGAAACATTAATTAAATGTCGTATTAGTGAAGGCAAAGAATATATGCCACAAGTACAATCAGAAGTAACAACAATACAATTTAATTATTATAGAGATTCTAAGTTAATAAATGTAAAATATAGAGATGGTGCAAAAAACTTTAAATTAGTTAAAGATGCCGAAAGAATCATGTACGGTATTGATGATTTACTTGGCAAAAAAGAAGTTATAATAGTAGAGGGTGAAATGGATAAACTAGCATTTTATGAGGCAGGTTATAAAAATTGTGTATCTGTTCCTAATGGTGCTAGTAATTTAAAAATGGATTATTTAAAAGATTTTCCAGAAAATGTAGAAAAAGTATATATAGCTGTAGATAATGATGAGCCTGGACAAAAATTACAGGAAGAATTAGCTAGAAGAATAGGTAGAGATTTATGTTATAGATTGACATATCCAGAAGGATGTAAAGATATAAATGATGTTTTAGTAAAACATAATACAAATGCAGTAAAGCTATGTATTAAAAAAGCACAAGCATACCCTTTAGATGGTGTTTTAAATGTAAACGATTTTGATGTAGATATAGATCAGTTATATGATAATGGTTTGCAAAGAGGTAAAGGTGTAGGACACGATAAATTTGATAAGCTATTTAGTTTTGCTTCATCACAATTAACAGTAGTAACTGGAATACCTACACATGGTAAAAGTAATTTTTTAGAACATCTATGTATAAAACTATCTTCACAACATGGCTGGAAGTTTGGTGTTTTTAGTCCTGAACATTATCCTATGCAATTACACTTTTCAGTATTAGCTGAAAAACTAATGGGTAAATCTTTTAGAAAAAACACTAAGTATGATAGAATGTCAAAAAACGATTTGAACTTAGCTAAAAAATTTATATCAGAACATTATCACTGGATTCGCCCAGATGGTGATGTATATACAATAGATGCAATTCTTGAAGCAGCAAAAGGTTTAATTAGAAGGCATGGTATAAACGCATTAATAATTGATCCTTATAATAAAATAGACGCTAACATAGGCAATCAATCAGAAACAAATTTTATAAATAAATTTTTAACTAAGCTAACTATATTTAAACAAAAATACGACATACATATTTTCTTGGTAGCACATCCAAGAAAAATGGCAAAGCAAGATAACAAATTGTATGAAGTGCCAACATTATATGATATAGCAGGTAGTGCTAATTTTTATAATCAAGTTGATAATGGTATATCTGTATATAGAGATTTTAAAAATAAACTAACTAATGTTTATGTGCAAAAAGTAAAGTTTAGACATATAGGAGAATTAGGTGAGGCACAATTTAAATATAACATACAAAATGGTAGATATTCTGAAGTTGGAGAACATATAGATAATGGTTCTTATATCATAGAAAGAACAGAATCAATGCTTTAAATTTGGTATTGTAAATATTTTTTTGTTACATTGTATATGAACTTGACAATTATTATTATGATAATGACATCAATTTGCTTGGGTTTTTTAATTGGCACAGTAGTAGTATTATATAAAACTAAAGAAGATATTTTAATGCTTGAAGAAGAATTAGATTTTTTTAGAAATAACTATCACAAATTATTAAAAGAATTTCAAGACAAGTATATAGATGATTAAAGTAGGAACATTTTTTAGTGGAATTGGTAGCCCTGAACAAGCTCTTATAAACTTAGGCATTGATCATGAAATAGAGTTTGCTTGTGATATAGATAAATATGCAAGAGAAACTTATTCAAAAAACTTTTCTGCTAAAAAAATATATAACGACATAACTAAATTAGATATGAAGGATTTAGCTTATGTAGACTTACTTGTCTTTGGTTTTCCTTGTCAAGCATTTTCACTAGCTGGTAGAAGAGGTGGTTTTGATGACACTAGAGGTACATTGTTTTATGATGCCTTAAAATATTTAATTGAACACCGTCCTAGATATTTTATAGCTGAAAACGTAAAAGGATTAGTAAATCACGACAACGGTAGAACATTTAGAACAATACTTGATTGCTTAAGTAAAACAGAAAACAATCAATTTTCATTAATGCCATTTGACAATTTAGGTTATAACATACATTATAAAGTTTTAAATACTAAAGATTTTGGCATACCACAAAATAGAGAAAGAATATTTATTGTAGGAATAAGAGATGATGATGATAATACTTTTAGATTTCCAAAGGGAATTGATTTAAAATATAGACTTAAAGATATATTAGAAAAAGAATATGATTCTAAATATTACTTAAGTGAAAAAATGGTAGCTGGTATATTTAAAAGTAATTTTCAAGAACGTAAACCTATGGATATTAATAAAATATCTAAGTGTTTAAAAATTGGTGGTGATGTTCCTTGTTTTGAAGTTATATCACATTCTTTATATCCTAGAAGTGGTAATCCTAAACAGGGAGGTACAGGACATCTACAAAAATCAGATGGCACAGCCTATTGTATAGACACAGGAAATATGCAGGCAGTTGAGGTTATACAAGTAAATAATTCTAAAGAAAGCCACAATCAACAACCATATCAACAAAACAGAATTTATGATACAAATGGTTTATCACCAGCTTTATCTGCAAACCTAGGTGGTGAAAGAAATCATTTATTAAACACAAAAAAAATTAGAAGATTAACCCCAATAGAATGTGAAAGATTG